ATCCCTGCCATCCCCACGGAGGGCTTGTTCCCTCTCACAATGGCTCTCCTGGGGCTGGGGGGGATGCGCAGCGCGGAAAAGTGGCGCGGCGTGGCCAGAGAAAATATGAAGCGCACCAAGTGAGACTGAGCGAACACTTCAGCCTGATTGAGATGACCAAGAGCCAGACCGCTTTGCGTTTAGGTCTGGACAACAACCCCGACCCGGCCAAGGTTGAATCGCTACGTGCCCTGTGCGAACAGGTGTTGGAGCCAGCGCGGAAACATTTCGACCGGCCCGTTATCATCAATTCGGGATACCGTGCCGAGGCGGTCAACAGGGCCATCGGTGGCAAGGCCACCTCCCAGCATTGCAAAGCCGAAGCTGCCGACATCGAAATCCCCGGCGTGGATAACCGTGAGCTATATCAATGGCTTACGGATAACTGCGACTACGATCAGCTGATTCTGGAATATTATACGGGCGACCCCGCTTCGGGCTGGGTCCACGTCAGCTATGTTTCACATGAAACCAACCGCCGGGAGCGGTTGCGGATTGATAAGTCGGGGGTGCGGCGGGATTGAATTGAAAAGTAAATCGGGCTAGGCTTAGGTTGATTTGATTACTCTACTGGGTCGCTGTTTGCGCAGCGGCCCTTATTCAACTTTATACAAGTTACTGTCAACTGCGTCGGGATCGACATTTATATCGGCGATAAAGAATTCGGGATAACGATCCGTTATCAGTTGGGTTAATAGCTTGCTTTTTCTTTTCATCCACAAGCTAGGGTCGGGGTTTTCCGACTCCTTCCAGTAACCGTAAACGCAACGTGTTCCGTTCCGGCTGCTGTCGAAGCTGTCGTGCAGTTCGCCGTCGATGAAAGCGGCGTAATGTTTTGACAGTCGAAGGATCAGTCTGCCTTCCGGCAATTCGTCCTTCTTAACGTGGACGGTGCAGCCCGATCCAATTTGCATGGTCGGTGTCCATTCCCATCCGAGGTCGGCCATCACCTTCTTGAAGGTAACGGCGTGAACCCCAGTGCGGGATGAACTTTTGCCGCGCCGTCGCTTGCTTGGTTTCTCATCCTTGCTGTAAGCGTTGATGAGGTCGTAGGCTTCTTGGTAGGTGAGGTCGGTAGCTATTGCCAGGGCGCGGGTGCCACAGTCTCCGGTGGTGCCCTTGAACCCAGCGGCTGCTCGACCGCCATCGGTTTCAAAATATGAATGTGTGATGGTCTTTCTCCTTAAAAGAAAGCCTAGCCCGATTCACAATTTCAAAGATCGATTACGCTGTTTACTCCCCTATTATAGCATGCCGGTTTTTGGGAATCGCAGATTCGGGCCGTTTTTGACGGTTCTGGAAAATTAAACGGCGGAAGACTGCGAGAAAGAAAGTTGAAAAAATCGCTTGTTTGGGTTTTGCCTTTTTTGGAAAAGTCAATATGAGCGGTTAATTTAGTTCCGCTCGTATGCCGTCACCAGACCGTCGAGTCGAACTCCATGCACTTGAAGATGCCCTGATCCAAGGCCAGCTTCATGGCAATCTCGCAGGGATAACCCAGTTCTTCATAGCGGCTCTTGTGAACGATCAAGCGGGCGTCCGAATTGCGGTTGCCGTAATCGTCAACGAACTTGTCCCGATGGATTGAAATAACCTGATCCGCTTTGTTGGCCCAGTGCTGGGAGCCGGATATGGAGCTGTAGGTGATGGGCTCACGCACCCCAGCGCCCAGCGGCTTGGCCGGATGCGCCAAAATCTGCAAATGTAAATTACATGCCTTGGCCAGATAGGTGCAGTCGTCCAGGCACTTGCCGATCCAACCGGTCTCCGTCTGGGCACGGCGGTCAAAGTCCGGCACGATCATGTTCCACGGGTCTAGGCTGACGGCAGAGATGGCATGACGGGCGTGGCAGTCGTTGACAATCTCCAGTATCCATTGAAATCCGGGGCTGTTGGAGGGGTGATGGATGAACAGGAAATACTCCTCTATCCAGTCGTCGGCGGTCTTCTTCTCCTGGTCGGTCATCTCCATTTCCAGCTTGCCCCAGTAGGCCGACCGTAGATTGCGCCGGACGAAGGGCTTCTCCCTGGTCTCCATCGACATCAGCGCCACCCGGATGCCGTATTGCTTGACGATCTGCGCCCACAGCTGTTGCGATAAATGGCTCTTGCCATGACCGGGCCAGCCCGACAGTACCGACAGACAGGTCGGCGACAGATGCAGCTTGTTTTGCCAGCCGTCCCAGCCCTGCCAAAGCACCAAGGCAGGGGGTTCCGGTATCTCTGACAGGCGGTAGACGCCATTGATGGGAAACTCCTTCACGTCCTCGCGGAGAAACAGGCTCAGGGATTCCGCGCCGTGGCGGATCAGGAAGTCGTTGGCGTCCTTGACCTCGTCGGGCCACTCCACCCAGTAGCAATTCCCGAGGCCGAACATCCGGGCCAGATCAAGTCGGAGGTGATTTCCTGGGCTGTCGTTGTCGGTGCAGATAATGACGCGGTCGCACTTGCTCAAGCCGCCCACCAGCGCCTCGTTAACATAGGCGTAGCGCTTGGCGGTCAGGGGGTCGTCGCTGCTGGCGTTGGGTGCGCCACTGACCACGCTCAACACCGAATGCACCGGCACCCCGGCCTCGACCAGGGCACAGGCGTCCATTTCCCCCTCTACGATATAGATTTCGTCCAGCGGCCCTGCCATGACGGCGGCCTGATTGAAGAACTGTTGTTGCCCGTTGGCCTTCTGCTTGTAGGTCTTTTCGTTCAGGGCTCTGGCCTTGAAGTTGACCGACTCGCCGTGGGCATCAAGGTAGTGGAAGACGATGGCGGGCAGCTGGCGATCACCAAACTGGATGATCTCGCCGCCAGCGTTCAGGGCGCGGAGCGTTTCGGTGCTGATTTTCCGTCTGGTAGCCCACTGAATTGTTTTCGCGTCTAGCCTCATCATAGCCTCCTTTGAACTCACAATGATGACAGAACCACACCACTTCCGTGCCTCTTCGGGTGATACTCAGTGGCGTGTCTGTTTTCTTTTTTCGTTGAGCGCTGCATTCGGGGCAGCGGTGCTTTCGGGTGCCGTCGCGGCTCTGCACCAGCCGCTCTATGCGGGGGTCTTTCAAAGCGCCATCTCCGTCTGGCTGCCAGCTTCCGCTGGTCGTATTGCCCGGTCTGTCTCCACTGCCCAGTTCAGTGGCACCCCGTAGTCGATGCCGTCATGGCTGAAAGCGATGTAATCTATATCCAGCCGTTCCAGATGCGACAGAGTGCCGTTAATTACCCAGCCGTGCATGCCAGATTCCGGTTGGTCAATGCGGTAGCGCTTAATCACGCACATAAATCTCCGTTTTTCTGGCGTGACTTTTTATTGCCCGCATTTTGGTATATCGCCCGGTCCCGATAATAATGCCCATTTTTACGGCCCCGGAAATCACACCGCCCCACGCATTATGGTGGTGCGGAGGTTCCAGATGTAATTCTTCGAGAAGAAATCTTCGGATATCTTCGCCGGTTCCGGTCCAGCCAGATGGGAGGTATTTCATGCCGGATTTGGCGCGGCTGCTCCACGGCTCCCGTTTTACCTGGCCAAGCGCTTCGGCTTTGGCCTGTTCGGATAACCATAAATCATATTGTTCGGTCATTTCTGGTTCTCCCGTTTTGTGTAAAGGATGGAATGGGGTGAGCTTTGTACAAAATATTCTACCTCCTCTAGTTTCTGGATTAAATTTTCTAGCTGACAGTTAAGATGCTTCATTTCGTTGCTTTCAAAACATCTCAATTTTGCTCGTATCCGTTCAATCTCATCGGCAGCCCGCCGCATGTAGGCAGCCGCCGTGTCGGATGGACGGTCTTGAATCTCATTTGCAAATGCTCGCAATAATTCGGGTAAACAGTTTTCGGTAAGCAATGAGCTATCATCCATCTCGGTGCCATTCATTTTCTGATCCACTCTGAATTTTCTCTATTCTTACGAGTACACTGGACTCTTCACTCCAGTGCTTGGTGGCAGTGACTGCGGCCACCTGCTTGTCGTCATCCCAGATGCCGTAGGTCTGGTTCAGGCCATCCAGCACCGACTTCACTAAATTGTCCAAATCCGGCAGCTGAATGTGGGGCTCGTAGAGCATGGCTTCCTTGCGCTTGCGCGACCAGCTTTTCGGCATTCCAAAGTGGCAGTGGATGGTCACCATCACGGCGCTGTCAAATAGCTGACCACCGGCCAGCTTCGACTTGGCTGCCTGGGCCGCCATTGCAATCGAATGCTCGTAGCTGACGGTTTTCTTCGGCGTGAATACATGGCCCCGCTTCGTCATGCGGGGGCGGCCCTTTGGAACAGGCACCCCCGGCAAGACGAAAGTCAGTATTTTATCCGCCAACGCGCTCACCTTTGACGATTCGGTCATGGCAATCCAGCCATCGCTGGACATCTGCCTCGGTGCCATCCATCGCGATGACCGATTTGATGATGGCCTGCGCCTGGATGCTGCGTTCTCTGTCGCCACCAGAGCCCGTCATGACGCCCTGGGGCGTGTTTCGCTGTTTTTGGGGTGCTGGTGCCGGGGACGGTATAGGTGCCCTCTGAGGGGCCTCTGCGGCCCTCTGAGAGCCGTTCCCGTCGGTAGAGACCATCTTGGGCATACCGCGCTTCGATAGTGTCCATTCATCGGTCTTGGTGAAGTCTGAAAACTTCGACTCGGCGGATATTTCGTAATGCGCCGGGAAGCCAGCTTGGTCTTGTTCGAAAATCTTCAGCGCCGGGTTGTCGGGCCAGATTTTCAGGGCGATCTCCATGCCCTCTTCCGTGACGCCTGACAGCTGAAACGGCTGCCGGTCCTTGACCGGGTGGGCCAGCTGCTGGGCTTCGATAATCATGTTTTGATAGGCCACTATATTCTCCTGTTTGCCTCGGTGAAAAAGATGGTGCGGGAGGCGGAGGCTATTGCCCCCCGCACCGATTGCGTCAGGAGAAGAGGCACCAACGCCTGCCGCAAATTTGTCTAGGAAAAACATTTACATTTCGATTCCCTGGGGCCGGTAGCGCACCAGATTGAGCGCCCAGACGAACGCCTCAAATTCACGCTCCAGGTCATCGTAGCGTGTCACGCGCAGCTTGCCGGTCTCCCGCTCTACCTCCATCAGAATAAAGCTATCGACCTGGATGTTTTCCAGTCGCAGCGCCATGCAGTAGGCCGCTCCCTGCCCGACATGCCCCGGCTTCGGGTCATACTTCAGGTCAGTGACGCCCTTGTAATCAATCACCGCCGTGGTGCTATTTAGAAGTTCGACGAACAAATCCAATTTTCCCGCAAAGTCGTAGTCAGGGTGGTACACCAATCTTTCAGTTGAAATTGGCTGCTTCACGTTGGCGTCATACCAATTTCGCAGTGCCTCCGCCGATCTTCTGGCTAACGGTTTTTCCGGCAACTCTGGCTCCAGGCCTTGAGCGTACCGTTCCATGTAGTCGTGGAAGGTCGTCCCCGCTTCCCCGGCGGTATCCCGCGCCCGAATGTGGGCTTGGCAGATATATTCGGCCCACGGCTTGATGCTGTCACCTCTCAACGGCTCGTTATTTTCCAGACGCCGCATGTGGGAGATCAATTCGATGCGGATCATCTTGGCTGCCCACCCTGCCGCCATGCCGAAATTAGATGGAAAGCCGTCGCCGCAGATGCCCGAAACCGTATATTCCACCTTCTGCTGGTTCCAGCGGTACTGATGGCCCTTGTCCGCAAAGGTCAAGGTGCCGCCGTGGATTCTGGTCGTTTCCATGCTCACACCTCCTTCCAGAAGTCGTAGGCCGCAAGGCGGTCTTCTATCTCGTCCGCCCAGATGTGTACCGGAATTTCCCGGCGGTTAAATGCCGCCATCAGATCGCGCCATAGCCTAACAGTCTCCAAGCGCTGATCCAGCTCACGCATATCGGCGGTCTGTTCCGCCTCCGTCACAGTTGCACCAGAATCGTGATTATCAGAAATATCAGTCCCAGTTCCAGACACATCGTCGTCCTCCTTCCAGTAGTCGATAGGTGAATTCAGCGCCTCGTGTTCCCGCGCCGACCAATCCTTTGGCTTGTCTTGTGGGAATGTGACCTGTCCAGTCAAATCCATGGTAGGAATCTTCATATCAGCCTCCTGACGCTATGAGAAAGAACAGGATCACCCCGAGCACGGCGGCGAAGCCTAGGGTTTCGGTTATGAATTTCATGTCGTGCCTCCTGGCATTGATCGGTTGCCCTGCCGCCATTCGCCGGTTATCAGTTTCAGTCCTTTCCACACTGCGGCCTCTTCTGGCGTGACACAAACAACGATCTTTTGACCTAAACGTTCACCACTTTGGCCGTGGGAGAAACTGAGGAAGCATTCGGGGCAGCGGCATGTCTTCTTGCGGGATTTTGCTATGATTTCCGGCTCGACCACATGGAATTGCATGGTGCATTTTGGGCAATACATCATGTTACGCCCCCTTCAATATTCGCCGTAACCGGCTGAAGCAGCAGCCCAGTTATCGGCTTCGATGTTGGCTTCCTGGCGCTCGATTTCGCGCATGATGTCGGGGTCCGATGCGCACTTGTCACAGACGGCGCGGCCACCGTGCGGGTCGGTGTTACCGCATGGCACCAGCGACTCGCGGTAGTCATAGCCGTGCGGCACATAATAGCTGACTTTATTTTTGCATTGCATGATCATCTCCTAGGAAAGAATGCGGCCAGCATCGACGGCCTCATCCACGTATTCGGTCAGGGTTTTTTCGGGCGTCCAGTGAAGGTCACGCTCGATTTTCAGGCCGAACGGCCCTTCGGCTTTTGTCAGTTCCGGCAGGTACACGCTGGCGACTTCCGGCGATCCCATGCCCAGGTCACACAGCCCGTAGAGATAGTTTTCATCTTCCGGGTCCATCTCGCTAATCAGCCAAGTGGCGGCTCCCCACGGCGCGAACAGTTTCAGCACCGGCTGGGCGCTGCCGTCGTGGCCGTGGTTGGCCAGTAATTTCTTTCTGATTTCCTGAGTTATCAACTTCATAATAGCCTCCAGTTTTGCGTTGAAATTGCCTGATTTTCGCCGCCCACATTTTCTGCATATCCACGCACCGAGCGGCATCGTGCGCGGCATGGAGCCGATCCAATACGGTTACGACCGGATCACACACTGTCATCAAGCTGCTCCGCATGGTTATCGACGATGGTGCGCTCAATAAATAGCGGGTGGTAGCCAAGCGCCTCCAGGCCCCATTCCAAAGCGTGGTCATCGATTTCCTGACGGCGGTGCTGTTCGATCAGCAGGTCGCCTTGCTGGGATTGAATCTGGTCGGGAATCATTGTTGTTCCTCCTAATGGTCACAATAAGCGAAGTGTTCTGACTCCAAACACATACAAATTGCTCTGATTTTGGCAAAGCGCCGCGCCTTGGCGTAGGCATTGAATCCGATAGCTGGTGAAAACACCTTTTCTTTCGAATAACCCGGATGTCCGGCAGCCGGATAGATCACAACGTAGCTACCCGATTGCTTGTTGATTTTAATGCGTTGCCGCATTTCGCGGTATTGCTTGCTAGCCATCGTTTTCATGCCTCCGGCAGAACTGTTGGCCGTCTTGGTTTTTCTTAGTAACGGCTGGCAGCTTGCACATACGGCCCCGATTGCCGTTGCTGTTTGTTACAACCGCGCAACATTGGCCATTTTTGGCAGCGTTGCGGATTAAAAGAAAACGTGCGAACCCTCTTCTGCTCATTGTTGTGCCTCCTAGAACCAGTTGTCTCTGCAAATGGGGCCAATCCCCAGTTCAACGCTCAAGGCGTTGGTAAGTGGCCGTCCGCAGCAAGCGCATTGCCCGGAGCGTCTGCCGTAATCAACGGCGGCGGCTTGCGGGTCGGCGGCAACCTTCAGCAGGGCTGCCTTCAGGTCATCGTCGGCGCTGGCGGTCGGGCGGAAGTTATTGTCGATGATCTTCCCGGCATAGTCGCCCTCGGCGGTCTTGATGTATAGGGCACCGGCGTTGCGTCCGTGGTCCGGGGCGCGGGTGATGGTGATGTTGTCGGCCCGGTACACCGGCTTGCGGTAGCCAGCCAGATGCACCTTTTCGAACATGGTGCGGATGGGCGTCAGATCGACCTCGACGCTGGTCTTGGCCTGGGCCTCTTCCCTGGCGGCGCGGCTGGCGTTGGTCTTGGCGATCATCGCGGTGGCCGTTGCTACTTGGTTGTCGCTCAGGCTGCCGCGCGTTTCGAATTGCCCGACCAAGCTGCCAGCGAAGTCGTTCCAGCTGACGTAGCTTCTCAAGGTCTTGATCAGATCGGGGTGGGCCTCGGTGAAGGCTTCCTGGGTCTGGGTCAGCTTGCGGGCTTTTGAGGCCGTGCGCTGGGTGCGGGCTTTCTTGCGGTCGAAGGCGCTGGTCTTGAAGTAGCCGGAGCCCTTGCAAGCGAAGCATTTACGTTCGCCGTTGCGGTTGCGTCCGCCGACCCAGTTGCCGGTGCCGTTGCAATGTTCGCAGGGATACTTTTCGGTGTTGCTGGCTTTTTTGACGGCGGGGGGCAGTTCGTCGCTGCCGCCCAGGTCGTCCAGGTATTTGCCAAAATCAAAATCGTCGGTCATTTGATTAGCCTCTTTCTTTGTTGGTGCCATTAACAGGTCCGACGATAAAGATTGATTGGTGGGTTTGCAAGGCTTAATATGGGGTTAGTTGGGACTAATATGGAGAGACATTACAATGGACAGATCATTTAACAGTATGAACGGCATGAATGGCCAGGAGGCGCTTCTGGCAGAGATTGAGCAATTCATGGAGCGGCACGGCATCAGTGATGCGACCTTTGGGGAGAAGGCGCTCAAGGACGGTCATCTGATATCGGAAATGCGGTCGGCCCGGACAGCCAGCAAATCGCCGCGCAAGTTGCGCCGCTCCACGGTCAACCGGCTGCGTCGCTTCATGGCCCGCTTTGAACTGGACGCCGTGGCATGACGTGGAAGCAGCTGCCCGCCATCTGGGAGACGCCATTACGTCCGACGGACAAGCTGGTGCTGTTGTGTCTGGCCCAGTTTGGCAATCAGCAAGGGAAGCAGAGCAGACCTTCGCAAGCCACCATCAGCCGTCTGACCGGGGTCAGCCAGCGCAGCGTCAGGTATGCTTTGACCCGCCTGAAGGAAGCAGGGCTGATCGAAGCCCACGGCAAAGGCCCGAACGGCACCATCAAGTACCAGATCAACATGCCCATCCGCCAACGAAGGTCGGCAACTGGTGCCTATCAGGTCGGCAATGGGTTGCCTACAATCCAATGGAAGAATCCAAGTAATACCAAGGGGGATTCTAATTTTAATCAGGGTCCGGCAATCCAAGTGGACAGGTTCAGCACTCTGGATATCAGGACAGGCAGTGGTGGTATGATGTCCCACAAATTCGCCAACCGTCGGCGGTAACGTGCCCTTACAGGGCGATCCGGCATACCCAGGCAGGGTGGGCATAAGTCCTTGAAAAGCCAAGCAGAAGGGCCGACAGGCGGGTTGAGCGGAGGGGTTTGTTAAACCCACCACCCACCCGTGGGGGGCCAAAAAGCGCGGTTTTTCAGTTTTCGGTTCCAGTTCGAACCCAAACCGCAAACCAGTTCAGGAACCGGGTTCGGCGGGGCGGTCATGGCCGACGCAGGGGCGACCCCGGCAGGGCTGGCGCGGCTCTGTGCGCCCACGGGGGCTGGGCGGTAGCCCCGGCCTTTCCGCCCAACCGGCTGGGCTGCCCTGCGGCCCTGCGGCCACGGCCTGCGCCGGGGGTCCCTGGGCCGGTTTTTGATTCGGCGGATTTGGGTCGGATCGGCGGCCCCGGCGGCGGTCGCTGGCCTATGCCGGATATATAGGCACGTCCCAATCCCCCATCCCCCAGGACGCCCCCTGCATTGCATCGCCTGTCTTGTTTGGGTTATAGCTGATGTTCCTTATTTGGAGGGTTGTCATGGATGATATGATGGAGTGGTCGCCGGAAACTGGAGAAAATCCAAAAAAAAAGCTGCGTCCCTATCATAAGCCGGATGAGAAGACCCGGCAGGTAGTGGAGTCGGCGGTAGGCATGGGTCTGGATCAGCAAAGTATTGCGAAGCTGTTGGATATCAATCCCAAGACCCTGCGCAAGTTCTACCGCCGGGAGTTGGATACCGGCGCTGCCAAGGCCAATTTGAGCGTGGCCAAGACGCTCTATAAGCGGGCGACTTCGGGCAAGGATACCATTGCCGGTATCTTCTGGCTCAAGTCGCGGGCTGGCTGGGTCGATACGGTGAAGCAAGTGCATGAGGGCATCCCGGAGAATATCACCGTGACCTTTGCCCTGGAGCCTCCTGAAGTAGCGTCTGAACTAATTGATGTAACCCCCCAGAAAGAAATAGAGAATGCAGATTAA